CTTTTGTGTGTTGAAACACTAAGTGCGGACTTAGTGTTTGGCAGTTGGTGTGGTTAGCCCCAAGTATACAAAGCTTCTTTTAGCTCAGCGATTGCTACGCGCAAGTTCTTGATTTCTTTGTCTGTGTGGCGGCAGAAGCCTTTGTACTCAAGATCTAACATCGAGTTTTTGTACTCGCTGTTAAGGTGCGCCCAAGCAGTGCGTAGAGTGCTTAGGTGGAGTTCGGTGAGCACTTTTTGGTTTTTTATAGTCATATCAAATCCTTTTTTATTAATGATACATAACATGCCAAAAGCCCACTAAGGATTAGTGGGTTTATGACTTAGCGAAGTTGTTATCGGTTAACGGATTAGGTAGGACTGTAGTGGTTCGTGGATAGTTGTTCTTGGTTAGTGGTTATTGTGCCTATGTTAGTGGTTACTAACGTAAATAAATGTTAGTGACTACTAACTTAGGCATAAACAGGTATGGAATTTGGGCAAATGTCGTATCGGTTTATGCCTGTTTATAGATGGCCGAGGGAGTCTGTGCGCAGTTTGAGGGCAAAACGCGCACGGCTCGTGCTTGAATTGTATATGGTTATGCCTGTTTGTGTTAAAAGGTGCACGAGAATGAGTCGAGATGTGTTCAGTTAAGTTGTTGTTTTATATAGTTTAGTTGTTCTTTGTGCTTGGTTTTAAGAGATTTGAAAACACAAAGTAAAATTAAGGGTTATGTTTTAAATGCCTATATTTGAAACGTGTTTTTCAAACTGCGCACAGAATGGCGTTTTGCGCACAGAATTAGGTGTTATTCGTTTAGTATCAACGACTTAACTGCGCACAGAGCGGTGATTGTGGTTCGTGAAACTGCGCACAGATCGGTGTAAAGTGCGCACAGATCGTGGAAAACGCGCACAGAATGCTAAAAAACACGTTTATGCTGCTGCCCGAGGGCCAAGAACCACTTTTCTGGGGAAAATGTTGTTTTGTGCATGATTCGAGGGCCGAGAACCACTGACCGAGGTCGTTAGTTGGTTAAGTTAGAGTGTAATTGTAGGTAATTGGGTGCGTCACCCGCTCACCCGCTGCCCCAGGGCAGAGAACCGAGGTTCAAGGTTAGGGGTTGGTGCGTCACCCGCTGGTTGTTGGCACACCACGCACACCACGCACACCAGCACACCCCCGCTAGGCACACCGCACACCCGAGCCGGTTCTTTGGCCATGAGAAAAGCCCAAGCGCGAGAGCGCCTAGGCTTTTCGGTTACGGTTCTTCGCAGATGTATACGTCGTTCCATCCTACGTAGTTCAACTTGCATTCGAAGCTTGTGGGAATGTCCTGTGCTTTTACGGGTGATGCCATAGAAGCGTCGATCAGCACAAGGGCGACCATTGAGAACATGAAACAACCAAACAAAGTACTTTTCTTCATGAGTTCTTATCCTTTCTTGGTACGTAGATGACTGTGTAGTCGGAGGGTTTGATGTTTGCGTACCACTTTTCGAACTCTTCGTAGGTAGCGAATCGTGGGCATACAAGACCTTTCGTTCCTTCCATGCATTTCTCCTTACGGGTTGGGGGAATGAGCAGTTTTTGAGGAACCCTCTTACTCAGGAGGTTACACAGAACATGCCAATAGCCCATCCCTGTTAAGGATGGGCTGATTGATTTAGAAGAAGACAGTCGTGAACGTGCGTTGTCCTGTGGCCTCGTCGAAGCCGAACCTAACGAACTCGCATTGGAACACGCCTTCTAGGTAGTAAGCCGCAGCGCCCATTCTTTCTTTGGACTCCGCGATAGCCTCAATCCACTTAGGGTTTAGGACGACGTATGTGCCTCCACCGATCTCAGGGCCGAGGTAGCTTGCTTCGACACTGCCACCGTCGTGCGGGTAGAGGTAAAAATCTGATATCTCTCGATAGTTCGAGTTCATGTATTTCTCCGGTTAATAAATACACAGAACATGCCAATAGCCCATCCCTGTTAAGGATGGGCTACTACGCCTTAGTTGTCGGTGAATCGAGTTGGCTTGCTAGCGATTATCAAGTCGCTTCTTGATGGCGCATCTTGACGCGCCATCTCTTCTGCGACCTCGTTGTAGAAGCTAGCGAACAACTTACCGAGACCGCGTCCTGTGCGGATGGTCTTGGCTGCGACAAACACGGTGCCTTGTCCTGTGGCCTTGATACCGTTAGCCACTGTGCTTACTGCGTCGGCCTTGGTTATTGTGGGGATTGCTACCTGTGTTGGTAGAACGTCTTGTACCCATCCGTTCTCGTTAGTGAGAACTGCTTTTAACTTACCCATGTCATATCTCCTATGTTAATGACACAGGACATGCCAAAAGCCCATCCCTGTTAAGGATGGGCTATTACGCCTTATTGAGTCTTCCACAACTTATCGCTTTCGAAGTTACGTCTTGCGGACTTTTCCCACTCTTCGTTTGACTTGTATGAGGTGATGAGTGTCCAGTTGATGAACTGGAAGCCAATGTTGCAGGCGAGGAGCGATACAGCTACTAGACCGTATACAACTTGGTTGGCCATGACCTCTTCGATGTTACTGATAGCTGCGATCATGAAGTCTACTGTGATGAATATTACGAACCCACTGACTACAGGAAACGCTGTGAGGCACCAGATCTCTGCGATCTTTTGTAGTGTAGGTTTAGCGAAGACTGACTTGTATTGTGAATTGAACATTGTATTTCCTTTAGGTTATTTACACAGAACATGCCAAAGGACAACGACGGAGGAGTTGTTCGGTTTAATTAAAGAGGACAGTGAGTTAGGAATCTATAGGGACCCCTATTGAAACAAGGTTCCGGTCATATATTTCGAAACAAGGTTCATGATGTAGGAATCGGGGAACGGTGGTGGTTGCAGCATAAGTGGGAGTGTGATGTGTGAGCGATCCACGAACCATTATCCCTAAAAAATTTTCCCATACTTTTCAACCAAGTATGAGTTAGTGGTGCTAACTTTGTCTTGTTACTAGAAGTTAGCGTTGCTAAACTCGCCCAATCTAGTTGTAATTATCTTGTTTTGCGCCACGGACATTTAACAATGGCTGAAGATCAGTTGATGCCCCACAGTGAATTCCAATCGCTTAAGCCTTATATGGGTTTAAACGCGAGCGACCTCACTGTCCAAGAAGAAAGGTTCGTTCAACTACTTGTTAGCGGCATGAGTGCCGCCGCAGCCGGACGCGCTGCTGGCTACGAAAACCGTAATACCGCACTGAACGTGTCCAGAAAGCCCAAAGTGGCCCAAGCAATCGACTACTTCCGCCGCGAACTCATGGAAGAGGTCAAATTTACGCGCACAAACGCGCACTCCATGTACATGGATACGTGGACAAGCTGCGCAAACGCTACCGAAATGAAAAATACTGTGGATTCTTTGGTGAAACTGCACGGACTCTCGACCCCAGAGCCTACAACCACGGTCAATATCCAGATTAACGGCACCAAACAGCTAGAACGCATGACTGACGAAGAGTTATTGAAGCTGGCTGGGCAAGATGCCGACTACCTAGAGCCTAAATGAGCGAATTGTCGCAACAAGTAGAGTGTGCTCGCTGCAAAAACTTGTATCCGGCGCACCTATACAGTGGCACAGACGTTTTATGTGTCTACTGCAACGCCGACGAGCAGAATTCCCTGCCCGTTGCTAAAGAACAGCCGAAGCCTGAGCTAACTCCCGAGGAATTCTCAGCTAAAGACAAGGCTCGGGAAGAACTGGCCATGAGGTTCTTGACCAGGAAGCGGCTACTGCCGTTTGTTGAGCGCTTCAACGCAGATTACACAGCAGGATGGGTGCATAAAGATGTATGTAAACGACTTGAAGATTTTTCTAGGAAAGTTGTGGCGAAAGAGTCGCCTCGACTCATGTTATTCCTACCTCCACGACACGGTAAGTCAACTCTGGCTTCGATTGCATTTCCGGCTTGGCACCTTGGCCGCAATCCAGAGCACGAATTCATATCGTGTTCGTACAGCGGCTCTTTGGCTATGGGATTTAGCCGAAAGGTTCGTGGACTACTTAGAGAGCCTACGTACAAGACTTCGTTCCAAACAAGACTAGACCCAGAGTCGCAATCAGCAGAAGCATGGCTCACTACTGGCGGCGGCGGATTCGTTGCGGCTGGTGTTGGCGGCGGTATTACTGGTAAGGGTGCTCACGTACTGGTGATCGACGACCCCGTAAAGAACCGCGAAGATGCCGAGAGCCAGAACAACAGAGACGCGAACTGGGATTGGTATACCTCTACTGCTTATACGCGCCTAGCCCCAGGCGGCGGTGTATTAGTGATCCTGACCAGATGGCACGACGATGATCTTGCTGGTCGCTTGCTCAAAGCAGGTGCCGAGGGCGGTGACGAATGGGAAGTGGTTCGTTATCCAGCGATAGCTGAAGAGCACGAAAAGTATCGGGAGACCGGACAAGCACTGCACCCAGAACGCTACGATGTAAAAGCGTTAGATAGAATTCGCAAAGCTGTCGGCCCCCGAGATTGGTCGGCACTGTACCAGCAGAACCCTGTAGCAGATGACGGTGACTACTTTACCCGCAGTATGTTGCAGTACTACGACCCCGAAGACGTTGACGAAGATCGTATGCGGTACTACTGCGCGTGGGACTTGGCCATCGGACAACGAGACAGGAACGACTTCTCTGT